GAAGAACCAGATGTTCCTGAAGAACCAGATGTTCCTGAAGAACCTGAACTTCCGCTAGTTCCTGACGAACCGCTTGAACCAGATGTTCCTGACGAACCACTTGAACCAGATATTCCTGACGAACCACTTGAACCAGATGTTCCTGATGACCCTGAAGTTCCTGAAGAACCAGATGTTCCTGAAGAACCGCTTGAACCAGATGTACCTGAACTTCCGCTAGTTCCTGACGACCCAGAACTTCCTGATGTTCCTGAAGATCCATCATTACCTGAAGTTCCGCTAGTTCCTGATGAACCACTTGAACCAGAACTGCCCGAACTTGTTGCACCTGTTATTGTTACTGTTATATTTCCAAAACCATTATTAGTTACTGTTGCACCATTAAAAGTTATTCCTGAAACAGGAAATACTGTTGTGGTCCCATCTCCAACTAATAATTCAGAACCTGAAGTTATACCGGGTATTGATACCGAAGAACCATCACTATTATTTAAAGTAAGTGTTGACGATAAACTATCATATGTTCCTCCTGTAACCGTACCTGTAAATCCTGTAATTGTTATTGTTCCGCCAGTATTGTTATATAAATCTAGTGTTGTTATTGCCGAATAATATGTTCCACCTGTAATCTGTATGTCACTACCCCAAAATATTTTCCAACGTGCGGTGGCGTTTGTCTCACCATTAATTCCTTCAATTGTTGATCCTGTCCAAGCATTTATAAATGCTTGTCCAGCAGCAGAACGGTTGTTAACTATTGTACTATAGTTACTAACCGTAATTGCAGAACTACCCGTTAATCCCGTTACATTATTCCATAGCGTTTCATAATTAGGTATAGTATATTGATATACGGTGTCTGTTTCTTGAACATAAACCTGCATACCTAATCTTCTTCTTCCAGAAGAAATATTATCAGAATTTAATGTTATAAAATCAGGTGAAAATGCCGAACCAGTACCTTTTGTAAAATTAATCGGTATTGTATTTGCAGATAATTGTATATTTGAAGGGTAGGTTGCTGCCGTTAAAATTAATTCTAAATCATGCAAATTATACACCTCCATATAACCTCCTGTTTGTAAAACAGAGAAGTTAGTACCAAATGTACTTGTTCTAACAACACTATTCGGACCTGATAATTGTGCGGAAGATAAAGGATTCTGATAAGGAAATGCCATTTCTTTTACTTATTTAATTATCTATAAGTATCATGACTTTGTATTACCTTTAACCCAAAATGTATTTATTAATGGTAAAGATGATGGTTCTGAAAATAATTCTGTCATCCACAATATTCTATAAGTACCTGATGGAATTGCACATCCTGAAGGAACCACAACATTAACTGACGCATTTGTTACATCAGGAACGCCTCCTGAAATAATTGATGTTGAACATGCACCTCCAATACCCACATCAATAGTCATATTATCAAATGTTCCACCAACACCAACCAATGGAATCCAAACCGTATATGTGTATTGAATTGAAGGATTGATTTTTGATGTTGTAACCGGAATACTTCCGAACGTATATTGGTTTTGAAAACATCCATAACTATCTATTCCAGTACCTAATGATTGTCTGATAGTACCTGATAAAGTTGAAACATTTGTTATAAAGTTTCCAGCGGAACCTGTCCATCCCGAATATTGCACATATAGTTCCATGTCAGAAGCGTATGTTGGTCCTGCAGGAGTTCCGCTATTACCCCACCCAAAGAACGATACCGCGCCAGAGTCATACATAAATTGACCTAAATTATTTAATGAAGCACTATCTTGTGGTTCTGGGAATACATAAGCCATGTAATTCATGGTGCTAGGTGTAGGTGTTGAAGTTAGCGTTGGTGTTTGAGTGTTAGTTGGTGTAGATGTTTTCGTAATTGTAGGTGTTTGAGTTGGTGTTTTTGTAATTGTAGGTGTTTGTGTAATTGTTGGAGTAACTGTAGGTGTATTTGTCGGAGTTTCTGTATTTGTTGGTGTATTTGTTGGTGTAAATCCTGGAGTTCTTGTTGTTGTTGTTGTTTGTGTCGGTGTATTTGTAATTGTAGGTGTTTGAGTTGGTGTTGGTGTTTGTGTTGGAGTTATATTCAGAGAACATAAAACCACTTTTGTTTTTTTACATCCGAGAGAATCAATAATTATTAATGTTATTTCGGGAGCAGTATCATATATTGATGGTACAACAACATATGACACTTCGGGTGGAACTGGTCCATTAGGGATAGTTGTAACAAAAGTTTCGTTATTACCATATACATCCGCTATATAAACATTAACAGGATAAGTAATTCCGGTAATATAATCCAATCTAATTTGGGTCATGGGATGTACATAATATTATATCCTATAATTATAAACTTTAATTCTTTTTTTGTGTTTAACAAATAAGATTATATTATAAACAAGGGACTATTTCAAATTTTTGACAATTGTTACTATCGACAAGTAAAATCATAACCTCATTTGCAGTATCAAGAATTGATGGGACTGTCACGTAGTTTACTTGAGGTGGAATCGGTCCACTACTAATATTAGTTATGAATGTCATATTATTTCCGTATATGTCCGCCATATAAATATTAACGGGATAAGTAACTCCAGATATATAATCTAAACTAATTTGCGTCATGTTAAACACATTATGTCATATACTATAACAAGTTCTACTATTATTTCTTGTCCACTCAATGAATTGTTAGTTTTACTTGTTTCTATTGTTATTTGATTGTTTATTGCATCTATTGTTACGTTACCCACACCCGAAATACTCAATAAGAGACTTTTTAATGTATCATACCAAAGATTATCACTTGGTGCGTTAACTAATGTAGTTGCGGTGAAGAATGTTTGTGTTACAACCGTACCTAAAGGTTTAACCGAAACTTTTGCAGTAAATATTGCCGATACTAAATCACAACTGGTGTTACCTGATGTTAAATCGACAAACCCCTCATTTAACATTTGAAGTAATCCTAATTTGGATGGTGATTGAACATTAAACACTTCACTACCCATAACATATGTTTGATATGAAACATATGACGTTGCACAATCTATTGATGTTGTTCTACTAAGTGAGCACCCATTATTATCCACAATTATTATACTATACGTACCGGCAGTTAATCCTGTTGCAATAATTTCTTGTGGATTATTTGGGACGTTATTTGACCAATTAAATGTAAATGGTGGTTTTCCTGATGTAATTATAGTTGTTATTGAACCATCAGAACCATTTCCACACGAAGTTGAGTATAGGGTATAGTTCAAATTTTCACTAGATGTTATATAAAATTGAGTGGTTTGAGTACATCCAATAGCATCAACAACAGATATTGTATGTTGCCCTGCGGACAAATTTGTAAACGTTACCGCCGACAAATTTGTATCAATTACACTAGTCGAATTATCTAAAATATAGTCATACGGTGCAGTTCCTCCAACAGATTTTGTTACAGTAACCAATCCGTTATTTTGATTACAAGTTGTTCCTGTAACCGATGTTCCTATTGTAAATGAGTTTTCATTAATTAAAATTACTTCGGTAGTATAATAACAAGATGAACTATCTTGCACAATTACTCCATATACCCCAGTATCTAAATTAGAAAAAATTTGAGTGGTTTGTGAACTACTAACATTATCTTGACTATAATCAGGGTAAATTAATGTATACTGATATGGTGTTGTGCCTCCGACCACTGAAATTGAAATTTGTCCATTGGTCGCATTACAGGTAGAATTTTGGCCATTAACCGTAACGGAAGCCATTCCAAGAGGTGTTAATAATGTAACATTTGTAAGTAATTGGCAAAGACCTGAATCAGTAACTAAAAAATTATAATTTCCTGACGATAAACCTGAAAGAGAATATGTTTGTGAATACGATATTAAGACATCTCCTGTAGATGCCGAATAGTAATAAGGTGCGGTTCCTCCGGTAATTGTTAAATTAATCACACCATCACTTGCAAAACAACTTGGTTGTGTTACTGTAAAAATTCCAAGCCCTATTTGGTCAACATCTACAACCGTGGTTGATTGTGTTTGACTACATCCTTTTGCATCAGTCACCGTAACAGAATAATCACCTTTGGTTAATCCTGTTATTGAGCTGGTTGTGAAAGCATTACTCCAAACATATGTATATGGTGGAACTCCTGTTTGTCCTGTAACAAATATTTTACCTATGGGTGTTCCTCCACAACTTGAATTTGGTACGGTATATAATCCAAAATTAAATTCACTTGAGTTTTCAATAATGAAGGTTTGGCTTTGTCCTGAACATCCTCCTAAGTCTTGTGCAATCAAATAATATGTTCCAGCACTTAATCCGCCAAATGTTATTGTTGATAAATTTGTAGTTCCTGATTGTACAAATGTATTATCTGATTGATATACGTAAAAATTAGTTGATGAATACAACGATGTTGATGTTCCTGTCACTGATCCGTTAAATAAATTACAAGTTGTGTTTTGAACCGCAACAATACTACAACAAACTCCACTTGAGACAGGTATATTGATGTAGAATGAACTATTTGTTGGCACCATACTATCATTAACCCTAACAGAATATACCCCACTAGATAGTCCTGTTTGTATTGCAGGTTCTGTTGTTATTACATCAGGTGGAAATACAGGATCAACCCAATCAACGGTATATGGTGGAACTCCCCCATATAACTCAAGACTAATTACGCCCGAGCTTGTATTTAAACAGTCCCCTGTTAAAGCTAAATTATAATTAAATGGTGTTGCCATTAAGGATTAATGTTATTACAGTTTATATCTATATTAATGCCGACATTTAATGTCAAAGTCTCTTCAAGATTTTGTGGTGTACAAGTTAAACTTGTTATCGTCAACATATTACCATTTAAGAAATAAGTAAAACCATAATCATAAATCTGTGGTAAAAATTGAATTAGAGAATTTCTCCATAAACTATTAGATGGAACATCGGTACTACCATATCCCGTATAAAATTGTTCTTGTATTAAAATTTGACCATTAATTCTCAAATCAACGTACCATTTAGACTCAACAGAATTTAATGAACATTGAGTTGGTAATAAATTATTTTGTGTCAATAAATTATTAATTCTATTATTTAATATACTACTAAAGTTTGAAACACTTACATCACCATTAAGCCAAGGATATATTGAAAAATCAACATACTCTGTTGAACAGGTGTAATCAAAAATATTCCCAATAATATAACAAGGTTCTACAGGAACCGGTATGAATTGACACCCTCTTTGTCTTCTATATACAAATTTTTGTTTTTGAAAAATTGAATTCTCAAGTCTGGTTCCTCCATTCCAAATAGTTGTTGCGGGAATCATTTGTTCAACCAATTTTGTCCAATATGGACCAATACCATTTACATAGTCTATCAATTTTTGATATGTGTACTTGTTATTTGGTATTCCAACGGTGGCTTCCGATTCGAGGTATTTCCAAAAAATAGATTGCAATGTTGGATATCCTCCTGTTTTTCCGTCAGTAATATATTGTCTATTTCTAACATTAATCATATTTTCCCAAAATGTTTGTGAAAATTCAAAAAATGTTTTTTTCTTTGGTTGTGGATCAATAAATGTTGAATCAATTCCGCCAGGGACAGGGTAACTGACAGTTAAACCCGATTCAGGAATCGGATAATCGTATTTTCTCGACATATCCCAAACATCATATAATAGTCCTTGTGATGGGTTCATGAATATATCAACATTCTTAACATTTAAGACTAATTTTTCATTATCAACAAAATAATAAGCATTATAGTCCCCTTGTGTTGATACTCTTATTTTATCATCGTCTTTCAACCATGATTTATTATTATCAACAATTCTTCTTAACTTAAATCCTTCATTCATATATGGAAAATCTCTGAATCTATCCAAATATGTTTGTCCATAAGTAAATGGTTGTAATTGTGTTTGTATATTATAGTTTTGTCCTGTATATACTTGACCAGTAATTTGAACTTGATCAGGACTTCTATGTGATGGTGTTGTCTCGTACCAACCCGCACCTATTTGGAAAAAAAATGTTTCCGTATTTTTTGGTGCCTTAGGATATCCCTCGGCGTCGATTGGGTAATCATTTAAATTAATTCGGGTGTATTCATAAACTGAGCTAGAAGTGAATGCTGTATATGTTTTTCCTTTAATCTTATATGTTGCACCCGTTAGGTAACCCGGTACTTGGTCAACATAGGTTCCTCCAGATATTTTAGCCCACTGTGTTTCAAATTGGTCTAAATTTATTTTTTGGTCTGCTAAATAAATGTGCTCATTATATTCAATTAAAGAATCGGGAGCACCTATTAATCTCATTATAAACTCAACAGACCTTCTAGTTCCTTTAGATTTAAAAAGATAAGAAGCATTTAGAATTAAATTTCTATAATATGCATAATTTAATTCTGTCGGAGTCAATGCCTTTGTATATCCCGGATAAGTTGGTGTATTAGTATTACCAAAAATTGAATCTAAAAAGTCTTCATTCGTGATAGGTGAGAAGTTTGAACTCCATCCTAATGTTTGTGATAGATTAACCAATAATTGTGATGGTATATCGTTCTCAGGGTTATAATTAACTGAGTTCATATATGCCAACCCATCGATAAATTGTTTTATTTGGTCAAAACTTCTGCCGTATATTTGAAATATTTTTTCAACTTTTTGTCCTAAAGTATCAAATTCTTTTAATGAATCTGTCACCAAAAATCTTGAAATTAAATTTGTTTTGAAACTATCTAAATTAACCGCAATATCTTGTAATTGTTGTAAATAATCGTCGAACCTAAATGACCTAATATCTAAATTCCACGGACCATCTTTTGGCCAAGTAACTTGTTGATAATCGGTATAGAATTGCCCATCTTGATTTTGTTGTGGTACCTGAAAAACCGCGGTGTATTCGGGTCTAATTAATCTATTCAACAAAAATTGTTCAATCTCATCAAAATTTTCAGAGAATGATTTATCAACAATATAGTCATTAGGTCTTATTTGAAAATCTAAATTTGTAGTTGTTGCTGTTGTTCCAAAAGGCGAGCCTGAAACATAAAAAGCAATTGAACCTGAGGTCATTGTTAATGATGGTTGGAATGATACGACTTTAAAGATATCATCATTAATACTAACACAATAATCCAAGTAAGTATCATATAGATTTCTATATGGCGATACAGTAATTTCTCTTGCGGAAATATTTGTTGCAGCACTGACGGTATAATCAATATCAAAAGGATTAACAATCCTATCAACATTAACCTCAAAATATGTTTCATTTGTTACTGAATCATAACTTATATTCACCGCAGTACTACCTGTTGTATAATCAGGTGCATTGAATACTATATCTAAAGATGCTGGAAAATAATTAATTATTTTTGTGATTGACACACTGAATCTTTTCGCCAAAGACCCATACATCGAAAAATTTAAAACTTCAGAAACATCATAATTAGGATAAACACTAAATTGAGTGGCCTGAATTCTTCTACTTTCAATCAGACTATCTATATTCATCGCATCTAAAGTCATTGGTTCTGAGAACGCTCCGACATTAAATGTTCTATTAACTTTTTCAGTTACCCCTGTAGTAAATTCAAAATTACCTTGCGTAAGACCTCCTCCATCAACAATTTGTAAACCTACTATATTGTCTGAAAAAGTTCCCGCACCATTTCCTGGTCTCGGTGGATAAAAATATTTTGTTCTTGATGTTGCCATTAAGTTGTTATATTTGAGAAGTTTTTACTAAAATCAATGTTAGTTCCTCTACCTTGTCTAACTTCATACAATAATGCGTTGTATTGGTCTCTAATTTCATATAAGTTGTATTGTCTGTATATGTTATTTTGAGAATCGTATATCGTGTAGATACCATCATCAATTGATTTAGTTTGATTTCCGTAAAGCGCAATTGCAAGAGATGAAATATCATACTCAACCATCTCGACCTCTATCGATATAGGGTTAAAAAATGTGTTTGATATTATAATCTCTTGATCTGGTTGTCCGATATATGGTGTTGCATTTGGTTTATTTGTTGGTGATGATGAGGGTGATAATGTGAGAAACAACAAATTTGTTGTTCCATCAACATATCTATACCTAATTGATTTTTGAGTTGTATTGACTTCGTTCGTTACAACTGGCTCACAATAAAAGCTTGACGTTACCATTCTAAAGAAGTTTGGTATTTTAGAACCGTCGGGATTCAAGTACTCAACTCTAAATCCGACTAAACCTTGTGGTACGAATTTGTTTTGGTATTGTACAGGTACATTTGTAACATCGATGATAATCCCCTTAACATTTGGAAGAGCATTTAGTACTCCACAATCCGTAATTACCGTTCTGATTTGAGCGGGTCTTAGATATAAATTATAAATTCCTAATGCGTTGAATTGGCTTGCAGGTAAAGTTAAATTATATAATCCACCCAAAACCTCAACACCCGCATTTCCACCTGTTTGAGTATTATTAAAATAAGGTCTTAATAATGTTTGAGCGTCAAGCTTACTCAATACAAAATTATCTGTCACATCTCTAGAGGGTGTGTAATTCATTATAATTTCAACATCTGCTGGTGAAACATCACTCGGTCTAATTGTACCATAACTTCCAATCGCCATTTTATATTATTTTATTTCCTTTTATTAAATTATCTTTACACCATAATGGTTGTAAATTGGTATAGTGACATAATCTTACAATATCTTTCTCATTTTTAGCTAACGATAGTGGTATTATGTGGTCAACATGCCACATACCATAATTACCCCATGACATACCATTTGTGAATTTTTTTTCCAAATACTCTTTTAAAGAAAAAGGGTCAATACCAATCAATTCAAAAGTTTTATTATTTTTACTAATATTATGTTTCCTAACATACTTACTAATTCTATTTCTAACATTCTGTTTCAACTTATACAAAAAATCCTCATCCCTTTTTGTTTTTTCATAAGTATTCCTATACCCCTTATTTTCAATTCTGTATTTTTTTGCATAATTAAGTTTGATGTCGTGATTCTCATAGTAAACTTTTTTACTTCTATCTATGATTTTTTCACTATTATTCTTGTAATATTCTTTCAGATATTCTTTCACACATTGTTTACAACGACTTTCATATCTCCCTGTGTCCTGACGAAATGAAAATTCATTTAATTCTTTTTTAATATTACATTTACCACATTCTTTCATACTAATAAATACCTATTAATTTTTTTTAACAACTGAAAAAAATCCATACCCATAATTAATCATGTCACCTAAATTATCAACCTCTCCAAGTCTTTGTACTCTTTCATACGCACTATTTTTCCCTCTTTCAATAAAAACATCGGTTTGTATTTGAGGTTGGTCATAAACTTTAAGTAAAGTTTCATTTTTAGTTATCGGTTCCGCAGTTAAATTATTGTTTGTAAATCCTGATGATTGTTCAAAATATATTGTTGTTCCATCGATATAATTGTAATAATTAACACTATCAATAGTATATGCGGTGAACACAGGATTCATGTCCGTAATCGCACCCCATATTTGACCATTAGCAATTACAGGTACTCCAACTTGATATTCAGGATATCCATATAATTTCAATTCAGTTATTCTTGACTTGGTATAACCTGAAATTGTATATGGTACGGTAACATAATTGTTAGATGTTTGTGCCGATACGACATTTACCGCATCTCCAGAAAAAATATAATTATAACTTATTGGTGTTCCCGACCAACTACCTCCCTTTGGTATGAAAAATGCGGTCCCATTAGGGTTTAATGGTGTCACATTTTTAAATGGTGTATGAATAGTTTTTTCAACCAATGTTATACCCCACGGATTATTCTGTTTTAATGTTATTGTGTATGCCGAAATCGCCGATGGATATACGTGGTTAATTGAATTTGGTGTGTATTGTGAAATCACCTGTATTTGTGAACCATCTCCCCAGTCAACAGTATAGCTTGATAAGTCTAAAAACTTTTGAAACTCATTTGATGTGTTATACACATAATACGTATATGGACTACCTGTTGTTGCCGAAAATAAAAAATTTGCAACAACGTCTTTCTGTAATACAGCACCATCAAATGGTGAATAATAACCAGCGTCAGTTGCGGTTTGAGTTATTAAAATTGGAACTGTTAATCCTGTTAACAATGATGTTCCATTTGGTCCTCCTGTTAAAACTTGGGTCATTCCTGAATAAACCCCAACAGAGGTTCCATTATAATTTACCTTGAATATGTCCCCTTGGATGTTTTCAGGTGAGACTATGAATTTATAATCAGTCATATTATGGGTTTACGTATTCATACCAAAGGACAGGTTGTGGTGTTCCGACTCTTTGTCCTTCGGACACGTATAATTGTTGGTTGGGGTTTATGTTGAATATCTGATAAGTTCGTTTATCGTAATCCAACTTTACTTTATAATAGAAGTAAGATAAAGAATCTACCGCGAATTTGTCTCCCGAAATAGATGCTTGAGACATATTCATCATCTTAGTAAATTGTCCTGTTTCGGCATTGTAAAATTTAGCTGTCATATAAAATGTATCAATATCCAAAAACTTTCTACTCTTTAACCAATAAATAAAGAATCCTTCCTTATCTCCAACATAATCCAAAATAAAATTTGGTTTTTTTATGGACACAGGAGTTCTTTGCATAATTGCATCCATATTTAATCCTTGTTGTGTTGGTATAATTAAAGTGATATAATTTTTTTGTCTTTTTTCATCAACACTATCATATAAATCCAACTTAAAAAAAGAGTTGGAGAAATTGTTTTCATAATAAAATATGTTTTGAGTGCTGAATCCTTCTCCTCTATAATCTGTTCTCCAATTATTCACATCATTTAAAGAACCTCCAGAATAAAAATAGAATTGATAATTAATACTAGTTTGTGCAGACGCTCCGCTATATGGTTCATTTGCAAATCTATCAATTTCAAAATCTCTACCAACTCCAATAACATCAGTTATGATTTCTTGTTCATACTCATCAATGCTTTGGTCTATACCCAAATAGTCCCACTTCAATTCAATCGGTATATTAATTGATTTGTTGGTGATACCATCCTGTCGTATAAAAAATTTATTCACATCCATCAATAATTGGTTTTACTGGGTAACTAACACCAAGTAAGTTGGCGTTGTAGTTTATTCCTTCAGGTATCAATCTAAACATAACATCTTGAAATGGGTATTGTGCTCCGTTTAAAAATGGATAATTAACGCCTCTACCTAAATTGTCAATGAACCCATAAGTATATAGGTCTCTCCATCTAAATTGTTGGTCTGAATTTGAAAAATATGACCAACTAGGTACTTGGTCTATGAAGGCAACATCTCCCGTTTCGATATAATCTGAGAAAACTCGTATTGTCATCTCATTATGAGGTGTATAATAAAATCCAGGAGCATTATTGTTTGGTGGTGGTGTGGTTTGAAATACATCTTGATTGTATTTCATCTTTTGATAGTATGGTGATACGACTCTTTCAAGTTGCTCGTAATCATTCCATTCACAAAAATCACCATCAATAACATCATCTTTTTTTAAATCCAAATTATAATAAAATGTTTTAGTTGCTCCGTTAGTTTTAGTATAAGATGAGACTTGAATATTAGTATTTGAGTTTATATTATTGTCACTCCAATATGCATTAGATGTATTACTTAAATTAAAACCCCATCCTTGTTTTAACCCAACACCATTAAATGGTTTATTAAAATAGCCAGAATATCCTTTATTAATTATAGTTAAATAAATCTTACTTATCGGTCTTTTTTGATTATCTAAAACACTATAAAAGTCGAAATCATAATTCACAGTAACATTATATGCATTACTACTTGTTTTTTGAGAAATTCTTGAGACTTTATTTGGGGTAATTGAACTATATTCAAATTTTTTTTCTTCATTAAAAACATTTTTTTCAAATCCTGCCTTTGTAACCACCATATCTTCTAAATTGGTAATTATTTTATGCTCTCTAACATAATATTTTGACCTTGTCTCCTCTAAATTAGTTGGATTTATAACTCTTTTGAACGTTCCTTTTACTCCATTATTAAATGTTGTTCCTGTAAATCCGATATTAAATAAAGTAAAAATATATTCATCACTACCTAATTTACCATTACCTAATGAGTAAACTTGAAATAAATTATTATTGTTATAACTAAATGACAACTCAACATATTCCCCTACGCTAAGTCCGTGTGATGATACACATTCAAATGATATCACTCTATTGCCATTATCGGTAATATTATTAATTTTAAATGGAATACCTGCGGAAGCCGTCCACGTAAAATTACTATTATTCAATATATAAGATAATTCTTTATCGTAATTATTTCTATGTGGATATGATACATAATAAGACCAATTATAGGTATACGCACTCTTGGATTTATACGATATATGTTGGTCGTTTACGTCAGGTCTATACATATCAAATTCATAATATTGAGGTATTCCTTTCCAATTATTATTAAACGATGACGCTTCCGCATCAATATAGTACAAATTATATTGAAATGGTAGATATGAAGTTGACCCTGTATAGGTGTTCGCGTATAAATAAGTTATTTTAAATGTTGGCCTAAATATTGTAGATGACTGTCTTTCATCATCAAAAACTTGAGCTAAACTAACTGTAGAATTTCTATCATACTCGGTTATCAACTGACTTTGTTGGTCTAGTCCTATTGTAATCTCTTGGTCTACACTTGCAGCCCCTTGATATTCTAAACTACTTGGTATGATAGTATATTTATTCACTTATTGAATATTTTGTTTTGAATTTATCTAATGCGGAATCTCCTTTAACAACCCCAAAATAAAATTGGTACGGTGCACCTACTAAAAATTTACTACTCACGGCACCTGTACTAATATAATTTCCATTACCATCTACACTAAAAATATATCCTCTAGCATTTAAATCATTTGATATTGCACTCTGATTTTGAAAATATTTTGTGTTTAATGTTGTTCTATCTAATCCTTGATAATATGTATTTTGAATAATATCAGAGGTTGTTGTTGCCCATGTATTATTTTGATTACCAAATATTGTATTTGTATTATTCAATTTCCATTGGTAGAATGGTACCATTTGTGATTTAATACCATACGGGTATGGGGTCCACCCAACATTATTTGCACCTCTGAAATCAATCCTTCCAGGTGTTAAATAATCTTTGGTTTGTAAATCTTGTGTTGTAGATGAAAACCAGACTGCAACAATCGGATCTTTAGGTGACCCTAAAATAGTTGTTGGTGGTCCTCCAGTTGTATCATAAAATTCAGGCGAGAAATTAATATTACCTATTTCAGAATTAATTGACATTAATTGTGCCAAATCCCCATCAATTCTTTTTTCAGGCCTACTGAATAGTTGATTTAATGAATTATCACCTAAAGATATAATTTGTTGTAAAAATCCTTCATCAGTTATTCTTGAAATGACAAATAAATTTATTAAGTCTGACGTATCCCCATAACTTGTTGGGTTTATATTTGGTATAATATACCCCTTAGTTGTTGGGTCAAAAGTTATCTCACTATAAAAAGAATCCTTAACACCTAAATTAATGATTGTTGTAGGAAATAATAAATTTACATCGTTAACTGTATTCCGATTATTTGTTTTCATACCAACAAACTTATTAGTATTTTCATTATATGGACTACTTCTATAGTAAAAATTATTTGTTTTATCGTCAAAATAAACTAAATTGTAACAAAATCTTGGATACTCAGGTTTGTTTTGTTTATCATAATATGTATCCACTTGAATTGGGAACATATAAAGTGCTCCGTTAATCCAATTATTAACAAATGATTGTGATAATACCCCTCTACAAAGTCCATAAAAGAATCTAAATCTAAAGCCCCATTCACCAAAATTTCCAATATCTTTAAATAAATCAAATAATGGTCGTCTCATGAACATATAACACCCTCTTTCTACAGCATCTTTTTCAGTACAACTTTGATTAATACTAAAATCACCACCAAATCCCTGGTAACAATTTAATCCTACCATTGACTCACAATTAAAACTATCTAACACCTTTAACGAATTAGGTAATCCTTCAATATCAGGAACCACCTGTTCTGCACCAGTACTAAACGCAGTTGAGCTTATGTCTCCTTCATCGGTATACAAAAGATATATTCCAAAAAAATTATTTTGTTGTAATATTGCCGGATTATTATCCCAAGAACCTCCATCCAATAGGTCTGATGTTGGTAGTCTATCTGTTCTAAAAATATTTAAATTTGGTGTTCCGATATATAAATTCGGATTTCCTGCAAATAAACTTTTAGTAAAATAGTTATAATTTAACCCTAATCGATAATTTGACGTGGTGATTGTTGAGGTGTTATAGTTCGCACAAGACATCATTCCTACACCTGAAACATCTTCGCTACTATCGTACCTACCGCTGTTTGGTCCCGCATAATAAAACCCATTAGATGTTTGTGAGATAACTTGATTACCACTGATTGTTGATCTTTGTGGTTGTGGTAGTGTCGTCCTATCTAATTGACCGTAATATGCGGTATTTGTTGTTGTAAATGCAGTAAAAACACCTCCAGGTTGATTTTCAACGTTTCCTTCATATAATGATACTGACCATGAAGTATATGTTCCGTTACCTGTAAATCCTGTAATTGTATCAAAAACTAATTTTCCAGTTATAACATCATAGCTTTGAACTCTAGCATACACAAAATTTGATGCGTCGTGTTCAATTTTAATATATTGATCCTCAACATAACTTAATCCTGTCCCCACCATCAAAGTTCCAGGAACTTGACCAAGTGTATATGATGTTGTTGATGTTGTATTAAAAAATACGCCAGGTTTAAAGAAATAAGACCCATAATAAACTTCGGATTGAATTCCATAGGGTTGTACAGATACTGATGTGTTGTTTAATTTTTGTATTGGTATGTTTAACCTTGTTTTGGCGGTAAATGTCCAATTAGGGTCCGAATCATTAGTACCAAATATTGAACCTAATTTATATTCATTAGCATATTTTGGAGAATATGGGTCAACTCCTCTTTGTAAAACTAAAATATATTGTTCTCCAAAACCTTCGTAAAATTCTGAAGGATTAATGGATTTGGTCGCCTGTACTTTAAATAAAGAACCTGACGGTATCCATTCATACACTGTAGTTGGACTATTAAGTAGATCAGGTAACGCCTGTGGTGTTGATTTATTCCAAATTTTGGATGCTTGTGAAACCGTTAAAGCAGTAACAACTTGATAGTACTCAAAATCTGCAGGGTATTTGTAATTATTCTCCGCAGAACCGTAAGGTAGGTTATATTGTACTGTTAAGTTACTTGTTTGAGATGCAACTCCAGGGTCGGCGTATGAAACATTTACTTTGGTCGCGCCTGTTCCTGTTATTGACGTACCACTAATACCTGTAACAATACCGTTCACGGTATTTGCACTATATAGATAGTTAACATCTGTTGTTCCACTAATATTAACAAATGTTAGTAAATCACCGGCATTAAATTGTTGTGTAGATAATACGGTTATTGAATTATCGTAGTGCGATTTATTTACATTTGAATCTTTTGCAAAGGTCACACTCATCCTATTTTTACCTAAAAAATAATCTTTTCTTTGATTAAATAAGTTAATTCTTTCTCCTAATGGTAAATCTTTGGATGAGGTATGATAATATTGGTCATTACTCATTTTCACACTTTCGGACAATGGAACCTTATATGATGATGGGTCAGCTTTAAGTGCGGTTATGTTTAAACCTGCAACAGCCTCACTATACATCAACGACCAATTATCCATATTTTCTGTTTCTTCAGAAAAATATGTTTGGAATGCGGTTGTATAATACTGAGGACTCGACAAATAACTTAAAACACCAGATGGTGCAACACCAGTACTAAGTGCCGGACCCGTCGTTAATGTGCTTTTACAATCACAAGCTTGACAATCAGGATATGTAATCATTGGGAGTCTTATTGTATAATCCCTTTTATTACACCCAATATTTAATAAATTACATACCCACCCAAACGGTCTTACACAAAATTTCCAAATACAAATTTGAAAATGACATAACCCACATAAAAAACCAATAACTAAATTATATAAGAAAATTATTATATGAGCAACAATTAATACTGATAAAACTATTGGTTGTATTATTGTGAAAATAATTGAGAATAAGAAAAATAATAAATCAAAATTTCTAAACCCATCGTTAACAGGAAACTTATTTACACTACTACTACAAGAATCATCATCTATTTCTTTAATCCCAATAAACCTACCTTTAGCACCTTTTTTATATTCATCAATTAATGATGATACTGTATAAACTCTATTATATTGAAATTCATAAAACGTATCTTCGCCATTAATACAGTCATTTAATTTTTCTGTTTTTTCTGTTCCTGAAAATCCGTCTGTATATCCGCTCCATGCTAACCCAAAATAGTATGAGCTTGATAATTTTTTTCTAGTTAATGTGTTATTTGAATATAATGGGTCGCTTGATGAATTAGACCATCCATATTCTCTAACATTTGGTACTAAATAATATGGTCTTCTTGTTTGTTGTGTCAGGTCATTTGGTTGTTGCCATTTAACTTTGAATCGATATTTTGCTTTAGTTGGAATTCCGATTGTTGGGTCATGAGATATTACTTTTTCACCATATTGATTTGTGATATAGTAATCTAAATTCATCGGTAGTTCTGTCATCCAAGTACCACTACCATCAATAATGTTACCTGCCTGTTCTAATTGAAATTGTTCAAGTACAGGATTTCCATCAACATCTTGATTAATTGTTTGTCTAATTGCAAGTATTTGTCCTGGTGATGTTATTAGATTACATAAATTACCCATGTTATCTCTTGGCTTACAATTTTTTCTAACTCTAAAATTGTCTATAGTTGAAAACATGGATCCCATGAAAACGGCAGTTGGTCTAATATCCACATTCGCATCATCCCTTAAATCAAAATCAATTCGATTAATTGATATATCACAAAGTCCTGGATCACCCCACAATGGAGATATTTCAGTATTTTTGGTTATTGAAATAATTTGAGGTAATGAATTCAAATCATTTGAACTTCTAAATTGATTTCCCGCAACTTGAGCTTCTGTTGCAAGTCCCATTCTAATTAAATCTTGCGGTGTTAGTGAAAACTCACCTATATCTGAAAGGTCAACATCCATTACTAAAGTTTGATAACCAAGTGGTGCCCCCATAATCATATAATCACCACTTTCATTAGTTTTTGATGTAAATTTGTAATATTTGTCGTAAATCTCAATCACAGTGTTACCAGTTAAAACATCCAATCTTGTTGGTAATGTTCCTGTGGCTGCGTGTTTTGTATATGATTTTTCGTAAGGTAATAAGTTATATCTATATCCATCTTCATTTTTATCTGAAGGTGATTTGTAAGGGTAAATACTTGAAATTAATGGGTTAGATTCGTCGATATTATCTATGGGTATAAAGACAGAAACTCTGGCGTTAGGTATTCCAAATCCGTTATTTGCGGTTATTCTACCAACAACAACACCATAATCCGCACAAGCTCTTAAGTATATGTCCTCTTGCTGTAATTTTAGTGAAAGTATTTCCAAGAACTCATATTCTTGGTCAAGTTGCACGTTAATTGTTTTGTTAATACCTAGTTCGGTTTTTATTCTATATGAATCTCCCATCAAATACCTTTAGTTAATAAATAGTTTATGTGGAATTTTTACAATAACACACAGATAAATGATAATCTAAAGATTAAAGAAATAAACCTGTTAAGAAAAAGTGACTGATTGGAAGTTTTTAACCGATACTCTAATATCTTTGTTTGGATATCTTATTTGATATACTTGAGACGGTTGTGCAAAAATTGTATCGTCAACTGGCCCTATTTGTTTAAGTGCCGGGTCTGAATAAACCATTGATGTTTCTGCGGAAGAATATTGACCCCCAACTTCATTAAAAACATCAATACTTGCAACCGTTAAAACACCATTTAGATTTTGAATAATACTTCTCACTTCAGACAAATACACATTTTGACCTAATTGTCTTGTCTGTGGGTTCATATATGTTGAAACTGCATCAATAACACTTGTAATTACTTGACCAGAATTTTGGGCGGAATCAAGAACTATTGAGATGTCAAAACTTAAATCAATAACTTCAGCAGTGAAGATTGAAATGTAATCATTCATCATTCTATAATTTGACAAATAATTTGCAATATTTTGTTTTAAGGTATTCGATACAATATTTGTCAATTTACCTGAAGAATCATAAGATAATATTTGAATTAAAATCTTATTGTCGTTTTCAGTTATTGAAACTTTGGCAGGTGCTCCGAATTGTGCCGGCATGTTTCTAATTAAAGATTCATAGTCTTGAACTGTAACCGCCCTTTTTTGAGCTGCGAAATTAAATGAAACATAGTTTCTAATTTCCTCTAAAGAAGGTATACCTGCACCTCCAACCGCGGCGGTAACGTTGTTACATCTAAGTGATGATATTACTGATGAGTTTGTGGTTTCCGATGGCCCGTTCACAAAGAAAGAAACTGTACCAACTTGATTAATAACATTAGTTCCGACATTTGTTGCTAATCCACCACCAACTCTATATTGAATAAATAATGTTGAGTTAGGTGTTAATGTTGAACCTAAAGAAAAATTATTTGAATATCTTTGTAAGTCTAAAGTTGTCCCTACTGTGGTAAATTGATTTAAGGCGTCTTGTGCGGTATTTGTACCTCCTCCAAAAGTCATTTTTTTAAATCCTTCTGCAGTATATTCTGTCATAAATCTATTACTTGTTTGAATATATCTACCAACTTTAATACCTGGCATGTCAGAAACTTTTGTTGGGTCTTCGATGAAGACTCTATCTTCAGCCAAAGCGTCTACTTCATACCATCTATTATCAAGCCCTAAAAATTCTGCGGTTGTTGGTACGTTTGTATATTCTGTTCCATCTTTCAATAAAACACTAGTAATACCTAAAACATTCTTTTCAGGTAAAAATAATTCGAAGAATGGTTTTACATCATTTGGAGAAATAACTCTCTTAAAGACTTTAGTAATACCATTAACAACAACTTCTCTTTTTGTGATTGTATAGTTTAATAAAACACCATTAGAGTTGAAATTTGGTATTTTTAATCTGTTTGGAAAACCTTGAGAATTGTACGGTGACGCAAAATCAATATCGTATATATTTTCAAACACCATCCCCGCACCAATAACTTGTGAACCTCTCAATAGTGAACCAAGATATCTTTCATCTTCTTTATCCCCATAAGCTGGCACCGTAATTGAAAAATCAACTAATGAAACTGATGGTCTTTGTCCTGGTAATTTTAACCCATAGGTTCTGGCAATATTGTATATAGATGACCTTTGTTGAGCATATTGTAAGACAGTTTCTTGTATGCTTCTGTCAATATGATAATGTAGGTTATCTGCAACCGCAGCGTTTAAATCGATAAAAACAGAAAATACTGAAGCGTCATTAAAGTCCTGAATTAATTCAGGATAATATGTTTTAACATAATTTAATAATTCAGTTCTTATTCCCTGATAATCTCTAGTTGTGTATGATATTTTACGATTAGCCATCTATGTTAAATATTAATAATAACAAAATCACTCTGGGCGAAAGTTGTTCTATTTGTAGAATAATCTATTTTTATTTTTGCAGTATATTCTGAAGTTCCTTTACCAGGAAATCTATATATAGAAATATCTGAAGGACCTGTAATGTTAGTTTGGGTCCCCGCAACAACTTCATCCATAGGGTCTGCCGGTTCTATTGTTATATTGTTTAATAATAAATTTGGCATGTATTTTTCAACTGAATCTCTAATATCAGATTCAATCGCATCAAATGTTAAACCATCGAAAGGTTCAAATAAAAATTCATATAAACGAGTTCCAAAATCAGGTAAAAAGTATCTTGACCCCTTTCTTGTTAATAACAAATGAATTAAATCAGCTTTAACTTCTTGCGATTCTAATTCTGTTAGTTCTAAATAATCCCCTCTTGTTGAATTTCTAAAGGGAAAATTTAATCCATATGTAATACCGTTTGCCATATTAACATAAATATACTTGGATTATTTTTTTATTAAAGTGGTATTTCCCTTAATGTATTTTGGTTCAAATGGACAATTTTTACAGTTATTACCGCAACATTTTCCTCTATTCGTTAAAAATAGAGAAGTCAGAACCATAAGTCCTGACTTCTCGTCGATGTAATAATCTATTCCTTCCTCCAATTTCATCTATTCACTTTAATTGCAGTATAAATTCCAGATATTATATTTTGTACTAAATTATCATGTGCCATGTTAGACTAGCGTAATTTCACACGCTCCTCCTGCACAAGCTAATTCACCACTTAAATCAGTATCATCGTCATTTTCAACAATTTTAGACAAATCAACATCGTGTAATGTTTTCATTAACTCTTCATATCTTTCTTTCGTACAATCTTCAAAAGGTGCTTGGATGTACGTGCCTCCGTCATATGGGAGAACAGATAAACCATTATAAGATTCACGATTTTCCCACATCCACTCACCAACAGCCGGCCATTCGTGTTCACGAATAGAGATTGTTGCAGATACGTTATGTGCATTTGAACCACTTCTATGTCCAGGTTTAATCCATTCTTGTTGAACTTTCTTAACTCTCTCCAATAATTGGATTGGTGATTCATTTCTTAAGATTGACCCTTCAGGTGCTTTTTGTGGTATACCAATAACCGCTGTATCGTGTGGTCTGAAATACTCATCTTCAACAAGTTCAGGATGATTCTCTTTAATGTGTGTATAAATTGCTTCATTCTTACCAACTCTCACTCTTCTAATATAGTAGTCGTTGTGCCAAGCATGAATACCTGAAGATGTACCTAAAGTTAGTGATGTTGTTCCCGCAGGTTTAACGGTTGTTGTTCTTGCTGCAGGATTAATACCCAATAATTCCGCAACTCTCTTATTTTCTTCTTTAACAACTTTAGCCGCAGATTTCATATTTAAACCAAGAACCGCACCTGAACCAATACCTGTCATAGATATTCCAATAAGAGCATCTTTTTCAGTTGTTCTTTGCCAAATTGGTCTTAAATAATGGAAGTTAGTGTATCCTGCTTGGAGTGTCCCAAGGAACGATGCCGCTCTAACTCTATCTTCATAATCTTCTTGAGATACTACGTTTGAAACATTTACCTCGGTAAGATTGCAAAATTGGAATGGTCTTAAAGCTATCTCACAACAAGGATTAGTTCCCCAATCTTTATCATTACTCAAATAAATTCCAGGTTCCCCTGCTCCACTAGCTTCGATTCTTTTCCACAAATCCATAAAATACTCTTTTGTGATTTTGTGTCTCATCAAACTAACTGAGTTGTTTGCTCTACCTCTTTGTGGATTTGTTTCCCACCAAGAACCACTTTTGGATGCAATCATTTCATCATCACTCGCAGAGAATAATGAGATAAGTGCCGCTCTTCTAATACCACCAGCTAATACCGCATCTGCAATATGACAAACCATATCATGAACTTCAATAGGTCTTAATTTTTCACCATTTGCTTTAGCATCCAAAATACCTTCTAACTTAATCAAACACTCTTTAAGTGGTTGAGGTCCAGGTGCTTTTCCACCTGATGTTACAAGTCTCGCACCTTTAGCTCTAATATCACTAAAATCAAATTCAATATGCGAGCCACCAAAGAAATATGATTTTATTAATACTTTAACAGCATCTGCCCAACCTTCGATTGAATCGGCAACTAACCATCTTCTACTTCTTTCTTTGTTTGGTTTTAAAATTTCAGGTAGAGCCTCTACGTGATGTTTTTGTACTGAATATCCAACACCCGTTCCGCCTAACAATAAGAACATAATTTCTGAAAATACTCTCCAATCATCTATTGGTGCGAATGCACAGTTATAAATTCTGTTTGGAGAAATTTCGATAGGTTTACCTGCGAATTGCATTGACCTCATTGAAGGTAGAACTTGTTTTTTGTACACATACATGTAGTTCTCTCTAATCTCTTTTTCTAATTGTGGATAATGCTTAATATGCATCTCCATGTTTCTTGTGACAAGTTCTTGCCATGTTTCTCTTCTCTTAAGCTCTGGGATATACTTTGCGTATTTCATATATACTGTAATATCCGACAGGATGCGATTTGAAATGTCCATTTTTTTTGTTTTTTTACGTATAAGGTTTTTTATCATAAAAATCGACGATTTTTTGATAAATATGTGGTCGAGCTATTATCGACCATAATTTTTGTTAAAAAAAAATAAGTTTTTTTTTGAAAAAGTAGATATTTAATTAGTGTTTTTTTGTTGTTGCTCCCTTTCTTTTCTCTTCTCAAGGAGTTCTTTAACCCTATCTCTTTTTCTTTCTTCTTGTTGTTCTTCAAACCCTAAAAATGTTACCGAAGATTCTGTATCAATTTCAAGAAGCTCGTTGTTAAATTTACAATTCTCAAACACAACACCATCTTTACCTAATCTTGATTTTGTGATTGCGATTGTCGCAAGATTCATCTCTTTTTGTTGTAATGTCTTCGCAACTGTAATAATTACGTGACCAACCTGAGCCTTTTTAATTGAACCTCCCATTTGGTCTGTGGTTACGACTTCAGAAGAAATTGAAGATCTATTACCTTGTGTTGCGGTCCATCCAGCCAAGTTTAATTCGTGGCACATAGCTTCAAACCCTCTCATTACTGAACCCTCAGCCTTCCATTCATCTTTTGCCGATGATTCCGGTAAAACACAATCAATATAGTCCAATAAAACCATATCAATTTTAGTTCCGTCGGCAATCATCTTTCTAACTTGATTCTTAATTTGATTCATAGTTATTGTGTCTGACGCCATCTTCTTTAAAATTAACTCATTTTTCATGGTTTCTTTAATTTCCGTGATTTTTGTCATAACCTCATCTCTGTGATTTGCCAAATTATCAGGTTCAATTCCTGTCCAAATTGTGAAGTGTTTTCTTTGTACTATTTTAGGGTTGTCCTCAAAAAATATTTGAAGGACGTTATAACCCATATTAAATGCGGTGTTGGCAATCTTGGTTAGAATGGTAGTTTTACCTACTCCTGTTGGGGCCAATATAACACCAATCTCTCCTTTAGCCAATCCACCCTTGAGAAGTTTATCAATACCAGCGATTCCCATCGGAATTGGATGTCGATAATCTTCATCAAGAACGGTTTCAAGACCTGAAAAGATATCCGTAATTCCTTTATCTCCTTCTCCAACTTGGAGAGCATCTCTAACAAGACCTTCCACTTTGTCGTAAGATTCAAAATCTCCCTCATCAATAATTTTCTGAGCTTTGTTCATAGCCTTTTGAAGTTCTTGTTGTTTACAAAACTTTAAAGCTTTTTCTTGAACAAATGCGGTACCTTCAAATGGAGCATCTTTGACTTGTTTGAGTGTATCTAACACAATTTTTGCAACTAATTCCTGAGAAATCTCAGATTTAACAATCTGTTCTAATGTTTCAAAATTAGGGGTTGACTCATATTTTGAATAATACTCTTTAATCATTTGAAGAATGATTTTAAAATATTTGTTATCAAAATAATTACTCTCGATAACATCCATAATAGAATTTGAGAATTCTTTTTCGAGTATAATTTGGTTTAGTAATTGTAATTGAAATGTATTCCCTAAATAATCAAAATTCTTTTGCATGTTGTTTTTTTACCCCTTATTATTAAATAGTTACTTACTCAAATCAAATTCCAAATAATCATAAGATAATTTGTAGTCTGAAAAAATGTCAGTTAACTCACGAAGAACATCTTTCAAAAATGGTCTTACATCCACCGTATAACGAACCTTTGGTGGGAATTTTTTTCCGTCAAAAATTCTATGACAAATTGTCTGTTCACCTACTTTAATATAGATGTTAAAAATTTCAGGTCCTTCAGTAAATGAAGTTTCCATAATTGTCGGGTCATGCATAATTGCGTCCATGTTGTCCATCATATAAACAACCGTTTTCATTTTGAGATAATACTCCAATTCTTCTTTGAGTGCCTTGACATATTCGTACAAATCCAACGAATTTTTTGCCTTTGGGTTATACCCTCTAACGTTAAAAAATCTTTGAACCACGATGTTGTCATTCAATGTCAAAAGGAACTCCATTTTTGTGCTGTCTTGCTCTTTCATTTTGTTTAATTTTTGTTTGTGTTTCTTTTTTCTTTTCTTGTTAATTTCATAAATGGTGTGAGGAAATCTACCCAAGCTTCGTCATTTTTTGGTAGGTATTTAAATAACCCGTCTTCCATCATAAGTCTCATTAAGTTTTTATATCCCCTATCTGTGGGGTCAATCGTGTCGGTATGAATTTGTTCAACCAGTTCTTTTCCTTCATCTGTTATTAGTGGATTTGTTAAATCAACAATAGTTTTATTTAAAGTATAAAACTCTTCTCCAAGAATACCATTTTTTGTCTTACCAGTCAAAATATTAGATAAACTTTTAATCGGTTTTTTTTGCGGAATATTTCGTGCATTATCTAATAATTCTTCAATAGTGCATGGTTTTTCCTGCAATTCAGGAAAGTATTTAACCAAGGTTTTTTCACCTAAACCTTCAATTCCATCGATGTTATCTGATTTATCACCTGTAAACACTTTACA